AAAATAGGTCTTTTTTAAAAAAAAAAATAACATGAAAAATAAAATAATTACTGAAGAAATAGATAGGATAAAATTACTCATATCTTATAATTTAAAAAACACTTTGACTGAGAACAAAAAAGTTTTAGTCAAAAATTCTTTATTAAAAGAAGATATAATTGGAACCACAGCAGAAACACTTTTCAAAGACCTAGCAAAAATAGAAGGTAGTGGTTTGAGAAATTCAATTGAGAATGCTTTAAAGGAAACGGGATCAATTACTATTAAGGACGGTAGAGGGATTGCATATCAAACAAGAGATGTTGATGAAATTATTAGAGCAATGGAAATGGGAACTATTAGTTCTATCACTGAGGCCGGTAGATTGGCCAAAGAATTATTTAGAAAATCTACCGACTTGGAAGTTAAGTCTTTAGCTGCTGAAGCAATTGTTAATATGAAGTCATTTGATCAAAAGTTTGGCAATATGACAAGAGAACAAATGGTAAAAGAACTTGAAAAAAAATACACCAGGGAAGAGGCTGAGCAGTTGGCCAACAAATATTCCAAAAATAAAACAAAAAAACCCGTACCAAAACCTGAACCAAAACCTGAACCAAAACCTGAACCAAAACCTGAACCAAAACCTGAACCAAAACCTGAACCAAAACCCTTAGAAGATTTTCCACCAATTAACAAAGAAGTTGAAAGTGAGATAAAATCTTATACCGAAATCAAAACAGATATAGAAAAAAAACCAAACAAAGTTTTAGAATGGTTAGAAAGACGAGGCATTTGGGATCCTGTTAAAAGAGTTATTAAAGCTAAAGCACTTATAAAACTGGCACTTTTGACAGGTATTGGTGTCGGTATTTGGTATCTTTTTTTCAAGAAAAAAGGAAATGCTAAAATAGAATGTGAACAAGAAGGTTTTGAGTTTAGTGTTGAAGCAAATGATTGTGTAAGAAAAGGATCAAGTGATGATGATGATGATGACCAAACACAAATAACGGATGATGAGGGTAATGTTTATACTGATTGTAATATTGAATATCATATTGGATGTAAAACACCAAAAGGTTCTGAAGATTTAATATCTAAAGCTCAATCTTGTTTGGGTGTTAAAGTAACAGGATTATTCAATAAAGAAACTGAAATCGCATTATCAAAAAAAATAAATCAAGTATCTTTTACCAAAGACGACATTAAATATATTTGTAGGTCAGGTTTAGGATCAACATTAGCAAGATTATAAAAAATGGAAATTTCAAAAATTATTCGAAAAGTTTTATTAGAAGACGATGAACTTCAAAAAAACAAAACCGTTAAAGGTTTGGACTTTAAAGATCAAGTTACTTTGTTACAAGGTGTTCAAGACAATTGTACTACATTACCCTCTTTAAAAGATAGGACGATCAAAGAGTTAGAAAAAAAATATTGGATTTATTTTCCAGAATTAGAAAGTAAAGGTTTAGAAAGAGCCGTTTATATTGCAACTCAACCAACAGAAGGTCAAGGTGATTATTATGTGGTATTTGGTGTTAAAGATGATAAAGCACCTAAAACAGCACTTCTATCCTATAGAATATTTCCTGGTAGTCTTGCCAGTAGAGTTAAAGAAGGGTTGGGAAGTCAATGTGAACAATTAAAGGCACTTGAGGATTTAGGAATTGCGCCATTAGGTGAAAAAGATAAGGCAACATTACAAGAATTTGTTAATAATTCTAACGGAGTTTATGTCATGTTTGATCCAAAAAATCCAAGTCAATACGTGCAAGTATTCTATAAAGATTTGAAAAACACAAGTACAGGACAACGTGTTTTACCTGATTATAATGGAAATGGATATTTGTGGAGAAAAGTTGGTTTAAAACAACAAACACAAGATATAATATCTCAAATTGAATCCATGTTATCATCTCAAAGTTTTACAACTAAACAACCTGAAGATTTAACTGCGGATGAAAGTAAATATTCGTTTTATTTCAAAGACATCAAAAATGATTGGCCAGCTTTAACCTCTCAAGCTGGTGTTGGAAGAGATAGTGATGTAATTTATCCTATGAATGAAATATTATATCCTGATAAAAAAACCTGTAGAACAACGATCAAAAAACTTTATAATTGTATAACTTCAGACACAGCAAGAGACTGTGGTGTTGATTTGTTTAAAAATAAATTTATCGCTTTAAGATGTGAATCCCCAAAAATTGGTGGTATTTTTGGTTTAGAAGATGAATTTGATAGAATCAAACTTAATGGTGGTCCTTATGGTGTTGCTAATTTACGAAGAGCCGTAGGTAAAGCAAAATATGGAGATATCAAAGAAAGTTCAATTGAGAAAAAGATTAATATTTTTTTAAATGAAGAACTAAAAAAATTCAGGTTTTAATTTTTTTGTATTGAAATAGTTCTTATATTTGTAGAAATAAAAACAAACAAATATGAAAAAGATAATCAACTACACTTTAGGGTTAACCGCAATTATGGTAATTGCGTTCTGTTATTCAAAAAAAGAAACGAAAATTCGTGTTCTAAAATCTGCTGAAATTTTATTTAACTTAAATGAAGGATCTCTCAGACGTATTTTTTACACAGCTGAAAAAGAAATATCAAAAGTTAATGGAAGTTCTTCAAATTTATTTACATCAAAAGAAACTAAAAATTTACCTCCACATTCATCAGAAGCTTGGAATTATTACAAAGAAATCTGTCTTCATGATGAATATGGTGGAACAAATAAAAAATTCAAATGGAAGAGAGATGTTAAAATCTATGTTCATGGTTCTTGTCGTGACTATATGATGGATGAGTTGGACAGAATCGTTAAAGATCTAAATAGAATCATCAATACGATTGAAATTAAAGTGGTAAAAAATCGTAGTGAAGCAAATACATTTATTTTCTTGGGTTCAGCGAAAGGTTTTGAATTAGCATATCCAAAAATCCAAGAATCATATTTAAAAGGAAATTGGGGTTATTTTGAGGTTTATCCATCTTCAGGGGCTGTAATGTATGTTGAAATGTTAAAAACTGGTGATGACACCACGGCTCAAAAAAGTATCTTGAGAGAGGAACTTACACAATCATTAGGATTATTTAACGATTCTAAAAAATATCCTGAAAGTATTTTTTATCAATATTCAAATACCAATACCGAATATGCGCCTATTGATGAAGAAATTATTGATATTTTATACAATAATTAATATATTTATAATAGTTCTTTGAATGTTAGAGGAGTTTGAAAAGATTATTGTAAATTAAAAGTTTTACGTAAGTTTTTCACACTGTCGCAATATTTATGATAAATAATTATTATGAGTAAACGAGGTGGTGGTAATGTAAAGGCGTATGAAAATGGGCTTTTAAAATATGTAAAATCGATAAGATTTGACGATAAAAAAGTTTTTATTGAAAATTCTACATATGCCAGACACAATTTGAAGAAAAGAATTATAAATCAAAAAATGATTCCTTATGAATGCTCTAAATGTGGAAATAATGGTAAATGGATGGGAAACCCATTACCACTAATTCTTGATCATATTAATGGTATTAATAATGACAATAGAATTGAAAATTTAAGATTTTTGTGTAGTAATTGCGACTCTCAATTACCAACCTATAAGAATCGTAGAGGTAGTAAAGGTAAAAGTTAACTACTAAAAATATGGTCCCGTAGCTCAGCTGGAATAGAGCAACTGCCTCAAAGGGGGCGTTTAGTTGGAAACAATTAAATAGAACTCATCAAATTCGGGGAAGCCTGTAAAATGGTAATCCCGAGCCAAGATTCTGAAAAGAAGAAGGTGTAGAGACTTGACGGTGAGTGCCTAAGTCGAAAGATAAGGTAAAGAGAAAGTCCAGACCACAAACAACAATTAAGTTGGTAGTGAAAACTATAGTGGTATGTCTAAGCAGTAGGTCAATGGTTCGAATCCATTCGGGATCACAAATATTAAAATTATGGAAGATATACATCAACAAATTCACGATGAGTTTATTAACTCAGAAGACTACGAGAAATTTTTATATGAATTACACCAACATGGTTTGATTTAAAAAAATTTTTGTATCTTTGTATTATGAAAAACAAACTACCATACGAAGCCACATCAAAAGCAATTCAAGGATATTCAGAATCTGTAATCGCAAAATCAGAAACAAACGATTGTGTTGTTAGAGCATTTGCATCTTCATTTGAAATTCCTTATGATGACGCTCACAAATATGTCGCAAAAGAATTTCAAAGAAAACCAAAAAAAGGAACTTTTGGAACTATAAGTAAACTTGTAAGAATGGCCGACAAGAAAACAGCAGTAAACAACAAAAAAGTTTATCCTGTTGGCGTTAGAAAAAGTTCTACATTGATTAATTCTTTATCTTACAATGTAACGATCAAAGGTGAAACCAAAGTAAGACAAATGACCGTTGGAACTTTTATTAAACAAAACCCAAAAGGAACATTTTTTGTTTTAGTTAGTCGACATGCATTTACAATCAAAGATGGTGTTGTGATTGGAAACCCTGAAGATGCCAACAAGACTAAAAAAATCATGAGATGTGCTTTTGAAATCAAATAAACTATATAATATGAAAAAACTAATTTTACTATTTGGATTACTGATCCATCAGGTAACCTTTTCTCAACCTCTTATAAGGCCCTATACTTATATTAATTACGATTCGATCGCCAAATCAAACTTTGAAAAAATAACCAACAAACAAAAAAGTGATTTTGTATATAGAATACAATATAATAAGTTTCAGTTATCTATTAGCACAAAACTTAAAAGAATACCATTTGTTGACACATTTTCAGATCTAACAATTAACGACATAATTTTTGCTGGATCCTACGATATACGACTAAGATTTTATGTTTCACCAAATGTTAAAGTTTTTCAGCGACTATTTATAACAGGATTAAGCAATAGTCAAATATTTCATACAACGGGTTTAATTATAAAATTTTGACATTTCTTACCCAAATCAATTTATGAACAGGGTATTTAGAAAAGTAGAAGGGGACGCTGTTTTTGATATAGTAAATCACACAATAGATATTATAAAAGAATGCCCATATGTTGAAATCCATATAGGAACCGATTCTCAAAACCACAGAAGAAATACAGTATATGTGACGGCAATTGCCTACAGATATGGAAACAGAGGAGTTCATTACATTTATCATAAACAAAAGGTAAGAAAAATAAAAGATAAATGGACACGTCTTTGGACTGAATGTGAACATTCTGTTGAGGTCGCAAATTGGTTGTCAAGTAAAATAAGTGTAAAAATTGAGATCGATTTGGACTATAATTCACAAGAAAAACATTTTAGTTCAAAACTCGTATCTCCTGCCGTTGGATTGGTTACGTCATTGGGTTATAAAGCAAATATAAAACCTGATAATCAAATCGCAACAAGAGCTGCAGATTACCATTGTCGATGATTTTTTTTTTTGCAAAATTTTTTCAACTTACGATATATTTATAAATAAAAAAAGTTATGAAAAAAGTAATAAAATTAACTGAAAATGATTTGATAAAAGTTATCAAACAAGTTATTTCAGAACAAAATGTCCAAAGCGCGGCATTCAAAACTGGCTTTCAGGCAGGTAAAGCTGTCAAACAAACGGTAATTAAAATTGGCCAAATTTCATTGACAATCATTTTTCTTCCTGCAATTGTTGGAATTAAACTTGGTCAGGCTATTTTTAAAGTGGCACAGGCAATTGGAAATGTTATTTTGAGTTTTTTAACCGCACTTGCAAAACAAGTTAAAGGTATAGTAATTGGTGCTGCTCAAACCATTAAATATACCGCAAATCAAATTTCTAGTTTTATCAGTAAAGCATCTACAAACATATTACAATTTTTTAAATCTATGTTTGACGCCATATGGAAATTAGGACAAGCCGCTTGGGGGGCCGCAGTTATCGCCGCCTCAAAAATTGCAGAACTTTGGTCTTACGTAAAACAATTTGCAGGAAACATGTTGAATAAAGCATACAACTTTGTTAAAGGTGGTGTTCAAGCTGTAGGACAAGGAATTAAAAAAGGAGCTCAAGCGGTAGGAAGCGCTATTCAAAGCGGGGCACAGGCAGTTGGGAAAGGACTTTCAAATGCTTGGGATGCGACATCAGGATTTGTGAGCGGTTTGTTTGAGTCTATTTTGGAAGACTATTATTATTACAGATCTTTATCAACAAGAAGATTAATGTATGAGGCACATATTGACACAAGAGAAGTTATTTAAATTTTATTTATGACCTTTTACGACCCCATCTTCGAAAAGAGGTGGGGTTTTTTATTTTTAGACAAATTAAAAAAAAGTTTAATAAAGATTTGTCAGTTTAAAATAAACTACATATATTTGTATAACAAACAAGGGGGGTGAGAAAGTGTGTTAGAAGTCTCACCCCCACCACAAAAGGAGAAAGTTCTTTGATTTAAGATATTGTGATTGTAAGAAAAGGGAAACTCGTAAAGTGCATTAACCTGTTGACTCAAGATGGTGAAACGAGAGTGTGAGTCAATTACTAATTACAAAAAAATGGTGTGGTAGCTCAGAAGGTAGAGCAAGGTGTGAAAAACCTGTGCCGATGGTTCGATTCCATTCCCATACCACAAAAGAATTTACAACGGACAAGGCTTAGGCAAGTGAGTTAAAAATGAGTAGTAGGAGATTTAATCGTTTGAACTACAGAAAGTTTGATACAATAAATTGGTGGGACGCGAGTGGTTGACCAAAATTCTTTTAAATACAAACATAGTTAATTAGCTCAGTTGGTTAGAGCGATTCCCTGATACGGAATAGGTCATTGGTTCGAGTCCAGTATTAACTACACATCGCAGGATAGAGCAGTGGTAGCTCGCAAGGCTCATAACCTTGAGGTCGGAGGTTCGAACCCTTCTCCTGCAACAATAGGGTAGAATATGAAAAAGGGCTTTTCCTGAAAGACGGCTAGCTAAGCCCGTGTCTACCCTCATTTACGGCCCGGTCTTCTAATGGCTAGGAAATCCGGTTTTCATCCGGGCAATCGGAGTTCGATCCTCCGTCGGGCTACTAACCTAATCCTTTGTGATAGGCTTTTATCCACTAAGAGATAAATTAAATAGTCAGGTGGCGGAATGGTAGACGCTATGGCAAGTAACTGAATCCTTGAGACCGCAATCTCATTGGCAGTAAGTAAACCCATACCAGACGTGGTTACAGGTTCGAATCCTGTCCTGACTACAACAGCCAACCAAGCTTTACTACGATACGGGCTCATACCTGTGGGTTAGGGGTGACGATCAGGAAAGACTGATATTTTTGGTCTCTTAGCTCATTTGGTTAGAGCAACTGACTCATAATCAGTAGGTATCTGGTTCGATTCCAGGAGAGACCACAAGAAAAAATTAAAAGTTATGAAAAAATTTGAAGATTTAGAATTTGATAAAATATCAGATGAACCATATATGTCAGGTGTTCGTTCTCGAATGATCTTTGAAAATGGATATGGTGTTAGTGTTGTGTCTCATACATTTTCATATGGTGGTAAAGATGGTTTGTTTGAAGTTGCGGTTTTAGACTCGAATGGTGATCTAACTTACGACACTTCTGTAACAAATGATGTGATTGGTTATTTAAATACTGATGAAGTTACAGAAATTATGGAACAAGTGCAGTCTTTATAAAAAATTATTCTTATATTTGTATTATGACAGAAGATCAAAGAAAGGCGGTAGATAATATAATGGATTGGTTTGATTTTGAAAAAGTCCATAAAACCATGAAGGCTCTTCGTTGGGAGTGGATAGGTAGTGAAGAAAAAATTCCTTGTCAAGGTGAGATTAGAGAAAAAGCAAGACAACTTTTAACTCAAGCAATAGAAAGTGAAACAGATGTTGCTTCAGGAGGTTTTCATGTAACCTACATTTCAGTTGAAGGTCTTTTAAAACTTGAGTTTATTGTGTCTGAGTGGGATGTTTTGATATAATAATTGGTCTCGGCGCATAATGGTTGGTGCACTACCCTGTCACGGTAGCAAGTAGGTAAACGAAAAAGAGGGTTCGACTCCCTTCGAGACCGCAAAAAAAAATAATCTATAGTGGGTTCAAAAAACATTTAGACCGCATATTTATAAATAAAGAAATGATATGTTTAATAAATGTTTAAATTGTGGTAAATCTGTAAAAAACAAATACTGCGGTGTATCTTGTCAAAATTTTCACCAACAAAAAGGTAAAAAAAAGAAAAAAGAGTCCATTCAGAAAAGAACTCAAACTAAAATGAAAAAATGGAAAGAGTTTGAAGTTTCTTGTCGTACTTGTAATATTCAGTTTACTATAAAAGAATATAATGTAGAAAAACCAAAAAAAGAAAAATACTTTTGTTCTAGATCTTGTAGTAATGTTAGAGTTTGGACTGAAGAAAAAAGAAAAAAATTAAGTGAAATATCTAAAAATTCTGAAAAAGTAAAAAGGGCTAATAAAATTATTGCGGAAAATAATAAAGGATTTAAAACCATAAACGGTGTTAAAACACTTGCAACACCTATGACCGAAACTCCTTGTTTATTTTGCGGTAAAACGATTTTACACAAAAAAAATAAAAAAAGAAAATACCATAACGAATGTTGGCTAAAAATTTCTGGTGGTATTAGAGAAGGATCTAGTAGAGGTAAATCTGGTATATATAAAGGATATAAATGTGATAGTAGTTATGAATTGGCTTGGGTAATATATCAATTAGAACATAATTTACCATTCCAAAGAAATTACAAAGGATTTAACTACGTTTATTATGGAAATAATCATACATATTATCCTGACTTTATATTACCGGATGGTAGTTATGTCGAGATTAAAAATTTCAAATCAGATTTAACCGATGCTAAAATAAAATGTTTTCCCTACAAAATTGTTATATTATATAAAGAAGATATTAAAAAAAATATTTTACCATACGTTATTTCAAAACATGGTAAAAACTTTATTGATTTATACGAAAAAAATTTGATGAATTAAAATAAAACTATTATACTTGTAATATTGTTTAATTAAAAAAAAAAGAAAAAATGGGAAAAGGTGTAGAAAAAGGTCGTTATATTTGTAAAGAAGGTTTTTATGACATATACGCGAAAGACTCGATGAGATCAAACAACGGAAAACAACAAGTTTCAAAAACCGAATACAATTTGTATCATTCAAAAAAAGTGGTCGAAACAGGTTTTAAAACAAAAGATTTGGCGATTTCCAAAGCAAAAGAATTATTATCTAAAAAAAAGTAAAATGAAAAATATTTTAAAATTTTTAACGGACTTCACAAAGATTTTTATATCAGGTCTTATCACAATGTTGGGGGCATTTCTTCTTTCAATATTTCTTCGTAATCAAATTAGTTTTGTTGGTTTGGTTTTGGGTGTGATTGGTATATTATTGTTGTTTCCAAATCTAAAATATTGGGAAAATGTTGTTGGGAACTTATTCAAGTCCAAGAAAAAGATATGACGTATAATCACATTAAATTCTACGATAAAAAGTAACTTTAATGTTACCAAGATATTTATAATAAAATAAACTTTAAATATTTTATTATGAAATTATCTAAAGAACAATTAATGGGGATTATAAGACACACATTAACATTTGTGGGTGGTATTTTGGTAATGAAAGGTCTTGTTGATGAGACTATGGCTACTGAAATTATTGGTGGACTAACAACTTTGACTGGTGCTATTTGGTCAATAATCGAAAAAAATAAAAAATAATTTTTCCTATTTAAAATTAAATCCCACATCAGGTGGGATTTTTTATTAACTCAAAATATTTATTATAAGAAATGAACAATATCGCATCAATAATCGTAGCATTTATTACGGGTGTTTTAGGACCTATAATAGTCATTATCATAAAAAATTGGTTGGACAAAAAAAATAAAAAGCCTGATATTTTTAAAGACACTTTAAAATGTAGTGAACGTGTAACGTCTAAAATAGAACATATATTAGACGAATTTGATGCTGACAGAGTATGGATCTCACAATTTCATAACGGAGGTAATTTTTATCCCACAGGTAAATCAATTGCTAAGTTTTCAATTATGTATGAAACCGTAAGTGAAAATACATCATCAGTTCAATCAAATTTCAAAAACATTCCCGTTAATTTATTTTCAAAATCAATAAATCATTTATATAATAACGACTTAATTCAAATACCAGATTTTTTAGATCCAAATATTCATACTTATGGTTTGAAATATGTTGCTGAAGAAACAGGGTGTAAATCAGGTTATTTATTTGCAATTAAAACAATTGACGATAAGTTCATTGGTATATTATCGGTGGATTATACAAAAGAAAAAAGACATTTATCGGTTGAGGAAATCACACACCTTCAAGTTCACGCATCATCCATTGGTGGTGTTTTAATGAGTTATTTGAATAAGTAAATAATATTTCATATCTTTGTGATATGAATATTTTCTTTTTAGATTTTGATACCAACAAATGTGCAAAATACCACTGCGATAAACACGTTGTTAAAATGATACTTGAAACTGCGCAACTTTTGTGTGGTGTTCATCATGTAACCGACCAAGTAACCGACCAAGTTCCATATAAATTATCACACAAAAACCACCCTTGTGCTATTTGGGCTCGTGAAACTTTATCTAACTATCTATATCTTTGTGATCTTGGTTTAGAGTTATGTAAAGAATATACATATCGATATGGAAAACGTCACAAGTCCCAAGAAGTTATAGAATGGTGTTTAACCAATAAACCAAAAATTAGTGATAAAGATTTTACAACACCTCCAAAGGCAATGCCTGACGAATTTAAAGTGGACGATGTTATAGAATCTTATAGAAACTACTATATTGGAGCAAAAAAAGATTTTGCTAAGTGGAAAAATAGAGAAATACCTGAATGGTTTTTAAATAACTAAAGTATTTATTGTTATGAAAGTAACAAAATCAGCGTGTAGTTCTTCCAATCCTTGCTCAGGTTTTGGTGATTCTAGTGGATGTATTAGCAATTCTCAATTAAAATCTGTTGGTATTGGTAGTCATAAATTACAAACAGATGCCGCAAATGCATTTATCAAAATGTATGAAGACATGCCTGATAATGTAAAAGGATCTGTTAAATTATCGGATTCATATAGACCTTTAAATGTTCAATGTAATATTTTTGACTTTGATCATTATGAAAAAACCGGCAAAAAAAGAAAAAAAGGAACTTCAAATACCGCGGCGGCTTATCCAGGAAGTTCAAATCATGGGTGGGGTAGAGCAATAGACATATCACCATCAAATGTTCAAAAATGGATTAAAGAAAATGGTGAAAAATACGGATGGACATGGGGAGAAGGAAGGTCAGTTGGAGAACCTTGGCATTTTACATTCTGTGGATCAGGACCAAATAGGGACAAAAATTGTGATAAATATATGAGTGGAAAAATTACGGTAGACACATCACAACCTGAAACTGATGATGAAACTTCAGATCAAACTAATTTAAAAATTGATACTGGTGGTTCGTTTTTAAAAGGTCTTTCAGGGTGGAAAAGTTTTTTTGGGTTTACAGATGAACCAACCACTGTTGGTTCTTCAGAAGAAGATCAATCACAATCTTCAGATGATACAAGTAACACAATAACATCTATTAATGATTATAAAATAACAAACCCTTCTTCATCTGATAACAATTTTTATTCTGAAGTTCTTAAAAAAATTGGAGCACCAAATACACCACAAAACTTATTATTTTTTTACGCATGGAGACAAGCCGAAGGTGCTAAATCAACATTTAACCCATTTAATACTACACAGAAAAAAGAAGGATCTACTTTTTGGAATTGTTTAAAAAGAAAAGAAGGAAAATGTTTGGGTGGAGTTAGAAACTATAAGTCTGAATCTGATGGTATTGACGCAACTGCTAAAACCATAACAAATGGTAATTATGATTGTATTGTGGGTGGATTAAAAAAAGATATTGGCGCCATTAATATAGCAACAAAATGTTCTTCACAATTAAAAACATGGGGAACTGGTGAAGGTATCAAAAGAGTATTGACAACAAAAAATATCGCACCACCACCAATATCTACATCAAAAGTTAAAGAAATTAATGAAGAACTGATCCAAGAAATATATGATATTAAAAATATTATAAAAAAAGTTCTTTAAGATATTTGACATATAAATAAATTAGTAGTATCATTTCAATTGTAACAAATTAAAAAATGAACGAAGAAATTAAAGAAGTAAAAGAAGTTGAGATGTATTTCTATATTGTAAACGGATCTAAACTTTGGACATCAAACTTGGTGTTTGCTCAATTAAGAGCGAGTCGATACGGAACAAATGATGTTTACGTAGAAAAAATTGAAGTAAAAGACTTGACAAATTAAAATAAAGTCTTTATCTTTGTAAAACATTTGAGAAAAGAAAGTAGAAATATTAAAAAATCTCAAAAAAAGTTCACAAAGTACTTGACAGATTGAAATAAATGTCTTAACTTTGTAAAACAAATCGGAAACGTCCGATATAGTTCTTTGAAAAACTGATTTATCCGTTCAGGAGTAAAACAAAGACCTTCGGGTTTAAGGATGAAACTGATAAAGATATTGGGCCGTGTATGGTCCATTAAAATAAACCACGAAAGTGGGATAAAGTGAATCATTTGTGTTAGATGGTTTGCGTCTTGATTATCTTCGGATAATCGAGGTCGAGTACACAAGCGGGATACCGTTTAACCTTTAGTACCGAGGGCAACGCTGTAGGGAAAGTGGTTAGATGATTGGGCGATGTGGGTCGTCTAATTGAGGTGGGAACACCAATAGGAATAACTCGTAGGAATTTTGCAAAACAAAGTGTTCCAACACTTTTATTGCGAGTTCCATTATTAGAGGATACTTAAAACCGAAAGGTATGTTAGTGTACGAGTGGTGTCGTTATTAACCTTGACCAACTTCTACCAAGAGGTTAGTTTCGAAGTAGTCTTGAAATATGGAAATGGGGACATTTCACGGAGTAGTTGAGTATCGACTCGTTCAAAAGATGGGTTGGCTCGGTTGACAGACCACTACTTCGATAATCCACTACACAAAACTTAATTATTATTAAACAATTAATTATAAATAAGGAAAAGTGTCTGTCACGGTATAACGGAAGTTGCCCACTTAGTCACGGGTTGTCCGTGGCACATTAGGTTTCCAAGACCGAGTGTATTTCTACCAAAAACCTCTAATCCCGCAAGGACGAGTTGGGGAGGCATCCTCGAAGAGAGTTAAGTAATAGGAGAGTAGTTATATCGTCAAGGAGTGATTGGTCTAACCAATCGGCAATGAGAAATACTTTCCAAAAGAAAGTGGATAAGAGTAGAAACAATAATGACTCTAAAGGTTCTCACAAAATAGGTGTAATCTCAGCCTTTTATTTCTTTTATAGAATGGAGCTAAAACCGGTAAAAAAATTTAGGGATCAATTGATCCCTTTTTTCATTTTTTTATTAAACAACCCAAAGTCCATCCCTCCATTAAAAAACTATTTAATTCATTATTTAAAACTCTTTTATTTTTACCATCTTTATTAATCCACTTTCTCCCAATACAAGATGGTTTAGAAATCTTTTTAGTATTTTTCATACTATTTCTTAAGATTAATTTTCTTTCTTCACTAATATATTGACCAAAATTCCACCCATCTGATAAATATTGATTAATATCTTCGGGTCTAACCATTTTATTTTTAGTTTCTTTATTCATCCATTTCATCCCCCAAACCGAGTTATCAGACCCAACTCCAGTATTTTTCTTTTTTAAACTAAGTTTTTGTTTGGATTCCTCCGTGTGTTTTTTTCCTGACCAATCGTAAAAATTTGATCTAACACGTTTACCTAATTCAAAACTTTTTTTAGTTGCTTCTGACATTTTTTGTGAAAAAATTCTTCTGTATTCAGGATCCGTCATGTTTTTTTTGAATTGATCATTTCCTGCCTTACTTGTTTTTATCATATGTAATTCATTTTTGAATCCTCCTCCACCACCTAATTGTAAATTCATACAATAGTGATCGTTGATAAGTTTTTTATCAACAATTTCTTTTTCTCTCAATTTAAGTTCTTCTCTATTTGAAAAAAATTCTAAAATTTCTTTTTTATGATTTTCTCTGCCGTGATAATTTATTGAATTCCATAATCTTTTACCGCTACCTAAATAATTGTCATCAATGTTGTCTGTAGAATGCATTCCAATATAATACCTATTAGTTAGGATACAAGTGGTTTTATAAATGTAATGATATTTTTTTTGTCTTCTGGCCATATATATATAATTTTACTATAAATATAGCCAGAAGTCCAAAAAGTCTAGTGTGGACCCGGAGGTAATCGAAACCTCGTCCAGCTCGTCTTGTCTAAAAGACAACTACATGCTTAGGTTGGTATTTTCTAATACCCCAAAATATTTGATTTTGTCTTGATCAAAAACAATGTCAGTTTGTTCTTCACCATCGTAAACTAACAACCAATGAACCATTCAATTTATAGTTTAATGGTAATCCACTTTTATCACTTCTGTTGCTAAGCGTATGTGAACCGGCTCCCGTTTCCGTAAACTTCTTAAGCTACAGTAACTTCAGAACCTCTTAGTAAACCAAGAGTTTCCATTTTGTTTAGCACATTGCCAGTTGTTTTTGTGAGTCAGTTTTTAACGAGATTATCTCAGTCTCGGCATGCTTCTTTTATTCAACCAACGCCTGTCAAATCCAAGTCGGGCCCATATGTCAAATAACTTCTATACAAATATAATACAAAGATTTATATTATTCAATATATTTATAAATATATGAAAAAAAGACTTCTTATAGAAAATGATGTTAATGAAATGACGGACTTTCAAAAAATCCTTCTTTTAAACAAAAGAAAGTTGTCTCCTGATGATGTTGAATTCAAAAGTAGTGATTACAAAATTGACTTAAATAAAGTTCAGATTAAACCTGATGGTTTGTTATTTGACTTTGATGATTTAGAACAATTTTTAAAATTTTTTCATTACCCTGCGTTTGAAGAAGGAACTGATGGTGAGTGGGATGCGGTTAACTATGATCAAATGTATTATGGTTCTTGGAATTTTTATAATGAGTGTCAAGATCGAGCGTATGATGATTGGCGTGAAGGATATACTTTAGGATATCTTTGTAGTGAAGCGAACATCAGACTAAGAGAATTACTTAAAATAATTGCACCTAACCTTGTTGATAGTATCAAAGAAGATGGTAGTAGAATTTATGGTGAAGGGGATATCACAAGTGTATTAGACAAATATTTTAAAAATATTGGTGATGAAATGGATGAGATTATATGTTCTGCTAAAGCAAATGCAACTGAAGAAGGGGCTAAAAAGGAGATAGAAAACGCATATTGTAATACACTTAGTGAATTTGGGGTTGAGAAGTGGGGTAAGTGGTGTTTTGGATTATACTTTATAAGTTGGGGTAATCTGGTACAGTTATTTATTGAAGATGGTGAATTTGATGGAAATGCTCTTGATGTAATGATAGATAAAATATATAGAAAATTTAGACATAGTCTTCCTGAATATTACGAGATGGAATATCAAGTTATGGATAACGAAATCTTTGAATCTCAATCTTGTGAAAAATTAGTCAATTTGATTGATGAATATATAGAAAGAGCTCAAGAAGAACTTTCACCTGAATATACAAAAACTATGAATAAACTTAGTTCGTTAGGTCTTTTTAATACTAGTGGTTTAGAAATACCAGGTCAAAGAGGTTTGAGAATTAAAGTTGACGAGGTCGATCCCGAAACTTTAAAAGTTAAATATATTGTGGGATCAAATAGTTATTTTGGTGATCGAAAATACGGTTTATCAACTCCTGATGAAGTAATTGCAATAGCAACTCAGCCAGGTTTATTTAACCCGACTGAGTATAGAATCCTACCTGGTCAATTAAGACGATAACGTTCTTTTAAAATCTCGTATAATTTGTAACCATCTTCATCATCAATAAAAAATTGGTTTTCATCGTATATATCCGAAATTATAATACCATCTTTTTCTTCAATTACATCAATTGAAGTTAATTGATGAACATCATCATAAAATGGATTTTCATCGAAATCATCAAACGGTAGTAAAGATTTTGTTGGTTTTGGTTCATTATATTTAAATTCATATTTTTTTAAACCAAGATCTTTTACCATGTTTTTTCCTGCTTCAATTGCTCTTTGAACGTCATCGATACACACAAATTCGTTTGCTGTGTGCATGTTATAATAACCACATGACATATTAATACAAGATAGATCAGATTGTTGTTTAATCATCATAATATCGGTATATGGATGAGACTGAACCAACATTTCGTTATTAAACCCTTTTGTAATTGATCTAATTGCGGTATTGAAGAAATCTCCATTCTTATCAAATAAAGTGGTTCCCATGCAAGCCTGTGAAATTAAGTGATCACCAGGTGCATCATATTGGGCGCAATAACCAACATCTTTTAAAAACTCTTTATCCACCAATTTTGATCCATGGCAACCCGTTTCTTCTGAAACAAAAAACGCCACTTTAACTTTGTCTAATTGAGATAAAAGTTCCAAACAAATATAAATTCCACATTTGTCATCACCACCAATTCCTGTTGGTTTATCGTCTTTATCATATGCCTTTAAACATAAAACTTGATCTTTTCCGAAATCTTTTCCAAATGTAAATGGGCGAACAAGTTGTTCTTCTTTAACAACTATTTTTTCAACAAGTTCATGAACCGTGTCTGTATGAGAAATAAACATGGGATAAAACTCGTCATCTTCTAATGAGCCTTTTGTTGCGTATATGTTATTATGATCATCGTAATTATAAATCACACCTTCCATACCCTCAAGAACTGACAATATGTATTCAACCATTTTACTTTCCTTATAGGTCTTGGTTGGGACAGATAAGAGTTCTTTAAATTTATTTAGATTCATTATTTATTGTTTAAAACAAAGATAAGATTATTTTTTTAATTTACAAAGTATTTATTAAGTATAATATAAAAACATGAATAAAAGTTATAGCAAAATTAGACACATTCAAGAAGCAAACTTGATGTTAGAAAGTAGAAGACTAGAAGAAAAATCAAGACATTTGTTGATGGAAGCAGTCCAATCTGTGATTTTAACCTTGAATATTCCTACAGTTCAGGGTCAGATTGATAGAACTAAAAATATCCCTTTTTCTATAGGTCCTCTTGGTAAAAACGCGGCAAATGAATACACAGGTATATTAACTAATATGACAATTAATGGTCAATTGGCAAATAAATTGACAAATCAAAAATTAACTGGTGAGTATGTAAATGGAGAAATCATGTTAGGAAATGATGCCGATTTACTTATAAGTGCGATTAATAATGTAAAAAGTGATGATTTGATTGATCAATCTATGTTTAATAGAAACATGGCCAGTTTTGTAAGAAAAAAAGATCCTAACAATCCATCATCACCTGGAACACAAACAATTTTTATACAAAAAATTATTAAAAATTTGAAACCA